TTAATATCTTATATATTTAGCATATACATATCCACCATGTGGAGGATAATAAATATGTATCCAATCTCCTTCTTTACGGTATAATTGTACTTTTGATCCATTAGGTAAAGCACCTAATACTCTACTAGATGTAGATTTCTTTTCCCTTACATTTACACCGCTTGGTGTATTTATTGTACCTGTTCTTCCATCTAAATTAATCCAACTATCATTATTGTTTGTAGATGGTTGACTTGGTGTAGGTGTTACATTTGAAGATACTCCTAACACACCATTTACTATTGCTTTGGCAATTCCATTCATTCCATATTTATTAAGTATAGCTACATCTCCAGAACTATCTATAAAACATACTTCTATATAAATTGTTTTGGCTTTAGTTCTTTTAGTTAATGCCAATGGTTGGTCTTTAATTCCTCTATTTCTAAAACCTAAATTATTTAACTGTTTTAATACCCTATCTGCTTCTACTAAATACTTGCCACTATAAGTATACACTTCTGATCCATAACCACCTACTGTAGTGTTAAAATGTATGCAAATATTTAAATCTGCATTTACTGAATTACATAAAGCTACTTGTTTATTTAAACTTTCTTGTAATGTTGATGCATAATCTACTCTACATATGTTAGTGCTATGTCCTCTGCCTCTTAATTCTTTATCTATTTCTCCTACTAGTTGCCTTGTTAATACTTCTTCTTTTAATCCATTTATTCCTCTAGTTCCTACATCTCCACCGCTTAATGTGTGTCCTGGATTCAAATTATATAACATATTAAAATTACCTCCTCTAAATTTAATAAAAAAAGAACAGGTCTATTCCTGCTCTTTACTTTCCTTTACCGCTTGCCTAGCTGAACTTTGTCCAAAGTAAAACCCTATTATTAATGTAAATACAGAAAGAAATTCTGTACTGGATATATTAGTTTTTAATGCTAAAATACAAAATACTATAGTAGTTAATAATGCTATAATCTTTTTTATTTGTAAAAATTGTTTTAGAAATTCCATTCTATTATTATCTTCTTTCATATACTAGTCCTCCTTTTCTAATCCATCAATTCTATGGTGAGCACTCTTAGTACTTTCTTCTACTTTAATTAATCTAGTATTTACATCTTCTATTTTTCTATCTGCAGCTTTTAGGTCTAATCTTATATCATCTACACCCTTTGAGATGTAATCTAATTTTAAGTCAGTTATACCCTCATGTTTTCCATCTTCTTTATTGTCTTTATCTTTAATTCTTTTAAAGTTTAAATACGTTATAGTTGCACCTAATAGAGTACAAAGCACCCCTAATTCAATATTCATATGTCACCTCTTTTAAATTTAAAGTAATAAAAAAAGACCTAAGTTTTTACTTAAATCTTATTCTAGTAATCCCATGTTATAGGCTAATTTAATTTCCTTTAATTTCTCCTGGATCTCTTCTTTATTAATTTCCTCTAAAGCCTTATTTTCTATAAAATTATCAAATTCTTCTCTGTCTTTAGGACAATCTTTAAAAAGTAAGTATATACCTAATTCGTTGAAACTTATAGTTGTTAATTTATTTTCTTTTTTCTCTCCTAGAAATACATCCACATATCCTACTATTTGCAACTCTTGTGTATTATAAATAGAACTTACATTCTTTTCTACATCATAATAAAACATAGTATCATCCTTTCTATTTTGAACCTAATCTAAATTTAAAGGTATCTGTTAAAATTATTTCTGCTTCTTGATCTGTAAATGTTTTATTTAAAAATTGTATATTTTCTATAAAAGCATCTCCATGCCGAGCTGTACCAGCATTTTGAAGTATATAAAATTGACATGTTTCTTTTATATCATGTCCAGAGCTAGAAACTTTTTTTAATGTTCCTCCATTATCTAACATATACAGTGTAATTACTCCACTTGCGTTTTGGGTTATTAAAATATTAAGCACCTTAAATTTTGGAAAACTAAAGCTTGGCATAGTTGTAGTAGCTCCAGTAACAACATCTTGGAAATAGAATACTTTATTATCTTTCCTATAAGCCACTATTAATTTATCTTGCATCTCTAAAATTCTAGGATATTCATTCAAAGGAGTGTTACTATCCCAACTAGGTGAGAATCCATCTATTAGAATACCCCATTCTGTTTTTAAATCTACTGTAAAAGGCGATATCTTATCAGACTGACGTACTAGTTTTAAACCGATATTTGCATAGTCTAAATATAAACTATTTGATATTGTTGAGTTAGTAGGATAATCAGATACAAGCAACATATAAATTTTATTATCTTGAGTTATATATCCTGTTGATGCTCCTGCTATAGTTACTTCATTGCTGCTGATTACAAGGGAGCTTGTAGTATTTTGTCCCCATTTTGTATATTGGTTTGTATCGTGCCTATATAGGTAATGTTTACTTAAGTGACCTAATACTCCTTCATTTGACCCTTGGCCACGAACTACAGCACTTAATTGTATTGATTTAACATTCTGTTCAAGGATTGTATTACTTCCTCCATACAAGCTATTACATAATCCGTTACTGTCTAATTCTATAAGGATTTGTATTTTTTCTCCTAATGTAGAAGCTGAAAAATCTAATGTTACATTATCTTGTTTTTTTATTTTGTCATAACGTTCTTGAGCTAATTCTATCCATCTATTATCGGTAGGTAATAATAATTGTGAGTTTGCTGTATAATAACATTTCATAGGGCACTCGGTCATACTTCCAGCTATTTTCCCGAAAAAATTATAAGATAATCTTGTAGTATCTCCTCCGATATAAATTGCCATTAATTCACCCTCTTATTCTTTTAATTTAGTTTCTTTTATATAATCCTCGATTTGATTTATAGTATTAAGAAATTCATCATCTAAAGCTATAAAGGATTGTTTTTTATTATCCTCGATTATAGTACCTGTTTCCTCGTCTATGTTTGAATAAGTGAAAGCTATTCTTTTGCCCTCTGCAGTATTTATAATCGCGGTTCCAGTTAATTTTTTCATTTAATTACCTCCTAATAAATCATCTTCTATATTTTTAATTTTTAGCAATATATCATCTAGATTAGCAGGTTCATACTTATCAAAATCAATAAAAGATTGCGGTTCATCTAGCATTGTTTGACTTTTGTATTCTTCTGCATAATCATTTTCATATTCACGCCTTTTGGCTTTAAGTTCCCATGTGAATTTTGCGCCAGGTTCTCCCTTCATTACAAAATAAGTTGATTCCATTCTAACTACCCTTAACATATCTCGTTCTTTCATTTCTTCCTTAGTAATATTCTCTGGTACTATCTCCGTGTAGGTAATATGATATGGAATGTCTGTATTCATGAGTTGCGTTACTATATCTCTTATCTCAACATAACAAGTACCATCTTCCCCCACTGTGCCTGACCCTAAATCTCCGAAATAATATCCTAAAGTTTCATAGGCATTCATAAGCCTTTTACCATAGTCCTTAGTTTCAATAACACAATTCTTTTTACCAGTTACGCTAAAATCTCCAAATACTAAGGTTTTACCTTGAATTTCAGCACCGTTATAAGCTACAAATCCAACATTGTTAGTGTTTTTTCGATAATCGGCACACCTGAAATAGGTTTCAAACTCACTTGACCATTGTCTACCAAACCTAACAGTACCATCATCACCAACAAAACATGCTCTCAAATCTGAGTTCCCATTACTTCCTATAAACCCGATTTGACTATTATTATAAAAATATTTTAAGTTTCCATAAGTTGCATTTATATCTTCATATATAGTAATAGGTGTTAACGTACTATTTACATTTGCATATTTGTCCAGTTTAAGGTAAGACCCGAAAGTATCAGTTTCTGGTTTATAATATGAGAATGTTGCGTGGTAGTCTCTGTAATGACCTAATGAGATGCCTAGTTTGTCTGGTTCTTCAATTAGGTAGTGTGAGTACAGTATTCCTGCTTGTTGATTTGCTTTTTTAAAGTCATAGAAGTAAATGTTCATGTTTTTCATTTCTAAAGCAGGATATTTATTATAATTATATGTTTTAAAGCTGCCACCACCTAAGTCTATTCTTAAAGTCCCATCTAATGATTGAAGAATACCAGCCCTAATTAAATCAGCTGTAAATCCTTGTCCAGTTCCGAATGTTGTCCATTGCCATTCATCATTTGTCATAGAGCTAGCTATCTGAAATCCTCTGGTGCCCATGCAGAGAGCGCCATAAGTAGGAGAATCAGGGTCTTTGTCCTCGAATATTATAGCCCTTTCCACTTGGGTTTCAGCACTATCCGCCATAGCCTTTAAACTAGCTTTAGTTGCATCTATAGTTCCCCATATGGCATCTGCTTTAACTTTTCCATCTTCTGTTGTTATAGCATCTATTTTATTTAAAGATGTAGCTACATTACTTTTGAAATTACCTAACTCAACTTTTTCATTAAGCCATGTTTTACCTTTTAACTTTTTAGTTGTTTTTATAACTTTAGCTTTTATATCTAAATTCGTTTTATCGTATCTTACAGTTACTGTGTCCCCAACCTCAACTTTTTCTAAAGATATATAATCTTTGTATTGATCTGTTTTAGAAAGCTCTACAAAATCAACTTTGTAATTAACTTCTGGAATATCTACTTTTTCTATTTCATAAAGATCCTTAACCCTTAGCCTTAACATTCTTATTACATCGTCCTTAGTTATGCCAGTTTCTGCATTTACTTTTATATCTCCGTAGTGCAGATGTCTAATCTTAGGATGCGGGTATTTATCTATATTAGGACTATCTATATATTTTTCAGGCAGCATGATAACTGTGTCATTTTCGTCCAATCCTGTAGGCATTATTCTAGTAACCACGTTATCTGTGTTTAAATCGTCTTCTATACCTAATAAATTTTTACCACCTTGTATTAAAACCCCCCTGTCATTTCCCCGATTGTCCCATATTCCTATATTAAAATTATCTCTTACTATTTCTCCGCCCCAGGTTTCTAAAATACCCTCTTGCCCCATTATTGCCTCTACGACATTTTTTTTTATAAAATATCGGGTTGCGGTAGGCCCTGAATTCCCATTAAAGGTAAATCCATTAGGATACTGAGTTCTTTCTAAAACCCATTGTAAAGCATCCATTCTATTTAAATTTGTAGGTCTTACATCTTCTAAAAAATTATCTAATAAGTCATAAAAAATATGCCTACAATTAATAGTAATCGTAGACATATCCTTCTTTATATTATAAATCCTAAAGGCCTGGTTATTAGCATACACTATATAATCCTCTTGTAAAAAATAACTCTTAGGCATTAAGTTAGCCTTTCCTTTAGTTCCAACCATTAAGCTTTCCCTTGATATAACGGTACGATTAGCTTGAATTATTCCCTGTACGACTTTAGGATCTTCGATAGTGTAGTCAAAACTAAGTGAATAAGCTCCATTTAATTCTTCTGTGATTTCTGGATCTATGGCATTAGTAAGAATCGTAAGACCGTTGTTATTAAAATTTGTACTATTAGGCTCAAATATTTTAATCATTTATGGACTCACTCCAATAGCTATATAATTTACTGTAACTTCAACCATAGGTATAGCCTTATCTAAATTTCTTATATAGACATTAAATGATTGTGTATCCCTATTTTGAATAGTTGGCAGCATATCTGTTGCACCACCAGAATAACGAGAGGTAGCTACAACTTTATAATTAGTATTAGCAAATTGTTTACCTAGGGACACAACAGTATAGCCCTTTTGCCAGCCCTCACTACTGGAATTATAATTTGCTGTACCAACTTGTATCATAAATTTATTTGGTAATATCAAAGATCCAGTTCCGCTTGAATTTATAGTATTTATTATATCAATAGCTTTTACATAATACTCCAATTTATCTTCAAGTTCTTTAATACCATTTTCAATATTATTCAGTTTTTCAGCACTCAGCGGAGTAAATCCATCAATCCAGTTTGTTTTTGCGTATGATATTATAACCACCTCCAATTAGGTTCTATATCAAATTTTTCTATATTCCCCATCCAGGATATTTTATTTATTCCTACTTTAAATATAGGGAAATCACCTTTCATATAATTATTCATAAGTTGACCATCCCTGTAGCAATCCATTATTTCACAATCTACGGTTATGTGATTTGCTACATTAGTAAGATTAATTATATTATCATTAATGTTTAAATCTACGTTACCATATCCATAGATAGTTATAACTGGATTACTTTCTATAGTTCCAGGATTAAATATTTCTATAGAGTTATTTTCATTTATTGTTGCTAACTTATTTACTTCTACTAAATTTCCACTAGTATAATTTAATGTATTTAAAGGATGTATTACTTTACTATTTCTAGTTACATTATTTTCTGTTATTTTAATTATGTTTAAATCATTTAGATCATGTCCAAAGGGCTGACAATCAAATTCAACTATGCCACTATGAAACTTCTTTAACATTTGATCTAAACTTATTTTATTAATTATTGTAGCCTTATAATATCGGTCAGGCTCATTTGAAAATATAACTTCACCACTTCCTGTAAGCCATTGTTTTATATCATCAAAATAATCATCAAAATAATCAAATTCAACTGATTTTACTTCACCTTCGTAGTCATTTTCTGTAATTGTAAGGTATCCATTTCTGCCTGGAACTACTACTTTTTCTACTCTTTTTTCAGGGGTTGTTATGCTTGGAAGAGAGATAATTTTAAATCCCTTTTCACTGGAATGGATACCATTCCAAATAAATCCACTTTCCATTATACCCCTCCTCTTGCTAAACTATTTTGCTTTCTATAAAATTCAAGTTCCTCCATTAATGATTGAACATCTTGACTTTTAGTATTATTAAAGTTTTCTATATTAACATTTAAACCATTATCATTATTAGTTGTAATTGTTGAGCTTGTTAGTGCATTTCTACTTGCTACTACTCCTACGGTTGTAGTGGCTACTTCGTGGTTTACTGTCATCTGCATTTTATTAATTAATCTAGATAGATCATTATCTATGGAATTTTCCAAATTACTAGATTCATCTGAAAAACCTACACCAATACCTTGTGCTATATATTTACCTACTTCATCCCTCATTACGACTGATGGAGAATGTATTTTAAATTTTTCCTTAATACCTGCTATAATTCCAGAAGCAAAATCACCTATTAAGCCCTTAATCCAGCCACCCATATTACTTATACCATTCCATATACCTCTAATTAAATTACTTCCTATACTTGAGCCACCACTAAAAGTACTCTTAATAGCGTTTATAGCTGAACTTGCAACACTTCTAGCAACACTAGCAATACTACTAGCAAGTCCTCTTATACCATTTATAACGTTACTTATTAAATTGCGTCCTAAATTGCCGCCACCTGTAAAAATATTAGCTATAGCATTATTTACGCCTTGGGCTATACTACGAGCAATATTGCCTATATTGGAACCCATAGATTTTATACCTTCACCAATTTTACTAATTAATGATTTACCTGCACTAGCCCAATTGAATAAAGTTAGTGCATTAAATATAGCCATTATAATTTGTGGTATATTAGCTATTAAAGTAGGTATACTTTGTGTTAGTCCTTTTATAAGCATTAATATTATTTTTATGCCTGCCATAAGTATAGTTGGGAGTTGAGCGAATATTGCTCCTGCAAATTCATTTATTATTCTAGGTATATTTTCTATTAAAGTCGGTAGAGCCTGAATTAATCCTTGAACTAATGCTATTATTATTTGAATTCCCACGCTTATAATTTGCGGTATATTATTTATTATCATATCGCAAATTCCAATTACAACATTTATAATTTGAGGTAAAAGCTCTGGTATTGCCTGAGCTATTCCTGTACCTAATTCAATAATTAACTGTAGTCCTAATTGTATAATTTGGGGTAAGGCTGTTAAAAAGCCAGTTACAAGTGAAGATACTACGTTTACTCCTGCATTTAGCATGCCAGGCAATATAGAAGTTATTAATTCTGGTAGTTTATCAATAATTGGTGGGAGTAATTTATTAATTAAGTTTCCAATACCATTTATAGCAATTTCTACCCTTGGTAATAAATTTTGCCCCAAGGTACTCACACTATCGACCAAATTATTTATTAGTGTATCAAAATCAGCATTATCATCAGCCATACCAGTTAATAAATTAGTCCATGCGGCTTTAGTCATATTCAAACTACCTTCAATCGTAGTGGAAGCTTCTGTTGCTGTCGTTCCAGTTATTCCCATTTCATTTTGAATTGCATGGATAGCTTCTATTATATCGCTGAAATTGTTTATATCATATTTAATACCAGTAAGTTTTTGTGCATCTGCAAGAAGTCTTTCCATTTCGGTTTTAGTACCACCATACCCAAGTTTCAAGTTATCTAGCATGGTGTAGTTCTGCTTTGCGAATCCTTGATAAGCGTTTTGTATATCTCCTATAGCCGTCCCCATCTTATTGGCATTATCCGCCATATCTGTAACTGCCATATTACCAATTTGAGCAGCTTTTTTAGTATCTCCACCAAGTCCTTGTAATAGTGAAGCTGAAAAGCCTGTTATAGTACTCATATATTCATTTGCGGACATCCCAGCGGTTTTATATGCGTTATTTGCATATTCCATTACCTGGCCACTGCTTTTCTTAAACAGTGTTTCAACTCCACCAGTTAACTGTTCATATTCCGCATACTGTGCAATAGACAATTTTGTTAATGCTGCAACTGCCCCTGTAGCTGCAGTTACCATTACCGCTGTGGTTTTTGTAGCGATTCCTAATGCATTACTGGCTAAACTGCCAATATTACTTATTCCTCTTTTCGCACCAGAACTATCAATTTCTGTATCAATTATGATTCTACCATCAGCCATTAACTCACCTACTTTCTTTATAAAATAAAAAAAGCAGGCTCACTCACTACTCTATGGTGTGGTTTGGCTCTGTTCTTTGTTTAATTTCTAATTGAATTATTTTCTTGCATCTAATACATTTTATTTCTCCTTTAGCATAATCGGCTTTTAATAATAGCTGATTACAATTAGGACACCTTATGTCTTGAATATTAATCACCTCATTTAGTACATAAAAATAGCACCTACTAAGTAGTAAGTGCATTTAAACAATATTTCTCATTATACATTCCATATATTGCCGCAGTCTTGACAAACTGCTTTCCCTTTAGTTTTGCTAGTTACCCCTTTCGGCTTAAATATTTTAATAATTAACCAGGGTAGTGTTAAAAATAACCACATAAAAATTTCTAACCACCAGCCAATAAATAGCCAGTATAAGATTCCATGTCTTTTATTTCTTACAGTAGTAACAGCTTGAATATTAACATTATTACTTCCACATTTAGAACATTTCATAAATGCAACTCCTTCTCCAATCTAATATATAATTAATTATACATCATACAAAGAACTTATTACAATACTTTACTTAAATCGCCACCATTTAACAATATTACTTTTATTTCGTCAAGTTTTTCTATTTCATCTTTGCTTATATTAACAGGGATTTTATAAAGTTCTTTCATTTTTCTATAATAAGCTTTTTCTTCTTTATCCTTTATTTTAGATAAATCCATAGTTCTATAACCCATTATTTTAACTATCTCATTATCTTCTTTTAAGGCTTTAAACATGGCCTTAAATTTCCACCAATGCAAATATTTTATGTCCTGTAAATCAACTCTATATTGATCTAAGAAAGCTGAATATATATAATCATCATCACAATCAAAACTGTAAATTTGAGTTACATTATTACATTTCCCAGTACCTTTAGAAGTTATATCTTTTCCGCATCTATAAAACCATAATAATTGTTCTATAGCTTCAGTTATGTTTTTAGGGAGTACAGGATAGTAAAGTTCTAAAGCGTATACTATTTTATCTTCTTCACTTATTTGATTATCCTGCATAAGCAATTCAAAAAGAATAGATGTACGAAAATCAGAATTAATTTTATAATCCTGATTTTCTATTGTAACACTAGCTGGCAGCAAATCAATTAAAATATTCATTACTTGCTATTTCTTCTTGTGGCACGATTAGGAGAATATTTTTTCATTTTTTCTTCCAGTTCATTTTTTCTAGAACTCATTTGCGTCACGAGTTCTTCAAGTGCAGTTACACAGGTTAATAAATTGACTTTATCTCCAAATATTTTTCTATCAGTTCCTTCGCCAAACATAGTATTAAATAATTCAAATACAGCAGTACATAGAATTCTTATATTTTCTGATAAGCCCATATCTTTAGATCTATCCTTTAAATTGTTAATATTCTGTAGTGATTTTTCAAATTTTTCAGCTACTTCCAAGTCAAGGACATCTAAATCAGGTAATTCCACTCCGTTAATTTTCATAAATTAAACTCCTCCTTTAAGATGCTTTAGGTGTAAATCCTTCAGTGAATTCTTTAGTTGATGGGTCAAAGGTACCTTCTGTAGGATCAGATATACCTAAAAAGTTTCCTGAGATACCTAATTCGCCATCATTATCGTCAAAGTCATCGATTCCTATTGCAACCTTTATTTTTCTTGCCCTAAAACCTGTTGGTTCAGCAGGCTTGTCCAAATCTACGATTAAATAATCTGTTTCCGTATCTGGACCTATTTTTTGCATTTCACCGATATTTCTAATATATTCTATGGCTTTCTCGCTTTCTATTTGATCCGCATTAAACGATGTACTCCATTCATATCCAGTAATACTTTGGCTTGCACTGGATTGATTTATATATCTTTTAGAAGTTGTTTGCGCTGAAGGACTTTCGTTAAGCTCTGTAAAGCCTGTGCCTAGTAATTCAAAATCACTTGCTACTTTTAAATAATTTGCCTGTATCTTTCTTTTTCTAACTGCCAATTATATCATTCCTTTCTTGAAATATTTTAATTTTAATTGTATTTGAAATTGTGCCGTATCCTCTGTTACGGCAAAAGCATAGCCAGTGCTAGTGATTTTAATTTCTAAAGGCTCTAAGTTAGTTTCTAGCACTGGCAATATAGCATTATTATTATTTTGTTCTATTTCATCAGCTAATTTTTCATAAAATCCAGAGTTATCAATGTTAGTGAGTACATCTGCTCCATAAGGTTCTCTACTCGTAAAGATAAAAGCATATTGCCTTACACTATCACCATTGATATAAGTTTTTATGATTGGTTCTATTGGGATTTCTTCTATAGAGTAAGTATCTATATTAGGCTCTAGATAATTTACATTTACCCTTATAGCATTGTTAAAAGTATCTAAACATTTTAATTCTCTCATGTAATTCCTTAAAGAATCTATTATCATTTACTCCTACCTCCACAAAACTTTGCAATACTCTGAACTATCTCATCTCCTTCGTTTCCCCACATTCTCTTATCCCAATATTTACCTCTCAAGGCTCCTCTATTACCACCTTTATTAAGGTAATATTGTTTTTTAGAATACGGAGCATTCCAAATTATTTTATTTGTTGTCAATTGAACACTCATGTCTTTAAGTCGTCCAGTAAGAAATGGCACATAGTTATTAGATTTTTTAGCTACTTCTTTAGTAAACTTAACCTGTGCCTGTCCATCTTTATTTAAATATCTTTTCAAAAGTATTTTCTGCGGGTTATCAATTTGTACTCTAACTTTAGTGGACATTATACGCCCTCCACTTCCCAGTGCGTTGATAATTCATTAACAGATTTAATATCTATTACATTATCGAATTCACTTTCTAAATCAGCTATGCGATAGGGCTTGACACCTGTTACCTCAAAGTCAGTTATGTCTTTTACAATTTTATCTCCTGGAGCAAAAGTAAAATAATTAGGTCTTTCTTCATTAGATAATTTTAAAAAATTCTTAGGACTAATATAATTATCTAATTTATTTATAAATATAAGTGTACTATCTGCAAGTAATAAGCCTTTATCGCTAACAGTACCATTCCTTTTACTTTGCCAATTCACACCTTTAATAACTGTCCTTTGATATTTATCTATATCATTTGTAGAATCGTAAAATTTGTTATAAATAGTTATATCTGCATTTTTAAATAAAACCCCCATATTAAAGCATCCTCACATAGGGAACTGGCAATAATGCTTTAACATCAGGTGTTATGGTCCAGGCTTCAGCTCCATTTTCAAAAGATATACTTTGATTTCCTTCACTCATGGAGCTAACCCCTGTCACCTTCATTCCTTGCAATTTTGTAGCATTTTCTATTAGCTGGTCTATGGCCAAAGAATAATGAGTTACTATATAGTTATCACTCAAATTTTTATTAATATAATTTTTAATTATTAATATAGCTTTAGCTTGATTTTTTTCTTCTAAAGTCATAGTTGCCCTCCTTTATATTAAAAAAGAGGGATTATATTCCCTCTTTACAGTGTTATAGTTCCTATTCCTAATTCCTCTCCATGTGGTAAACTTGGCAATGCTGTAGCTGCAGCTTTTGTAAATTCACCTACAGGGTCTATAGATGTATAAGTTCCAACAAATATTTTGTCTACCATTTCAGCCATATCCATTTTCCCATCACCGATTAATTTTACTTCTTCAGCTGTTAATCCGTAGATTGTTTCTCCTAAAGGCCCATCACCAAACATAGCAATTATATTGTCTGGGAAGTACCTTTTAGTATCAAACCCTTTAGCTTTTTCAACTTTGTACTTACCTTCATAAGTAACTATTTGGGGTAAATTTAATTGTTCTAACAGCTCATTTAGTTGAGCTAGACTAACAATTTTATCTGAATTTACACCATGTATAGCAGCCCTTACAGAATGACTATTGCATATAGCTCGTGCAAGTTTTCTTGAAGTAAGAGCCCTTGTAGGTCTTATAGAAGTATCTTCCACCGCATCAGCTAAAGTTGTTAAATCATCAAGTGGTTTTGATGTTGCTGGATCTGACCAATTAAATGATTTTTTATTGGCTGAAGGAATACCATAATCAAGAGTAACTTTTACCCCATTTTCTTCTATTTTAAGCTTTCCAGTTGAAAGAACTTCCATTCTCATAGCTTCAACTCTAACCTTTACAGCTTGAACCATTTTTTCAGAATCATTGTATAATTGTGAAAGAACAAAAGTTAATTCTGCGTTAGTTCTAGGATTATTTATTTTAATTATCTCTTTTTCAGCTATTTTAATTTGTCTTTTTATAAGTGCTAAGCTTGCGACACCTTTTTCAATGGCTTCTCTACTAGCCATTTGAGTTTTGGTATCAAAAGCATGTACAGAGGCGCTTACCGGCAGGCCCCCAGACCCTAGGATCATATCAAATTCTATATCTTGGATTTTTCTTTCTGGGAAAAGTGATTCCCCTAACATTGGTGTAATTGTTCTTTCCTTAAAATAATTTATTAATTCTTTTGTATTAAAAACATCTTCTATTCTTGGCATCTTAAAAATCCCCCTTTTATTATCTGAATGTTATTTTTGGTAATGCTGTTTTAATTTCAGTAATAGCACTTTCAGCAAATCCATCTAAAACTCTGTCCGCTCTTAAATGCCCCTCTACAACTAAAGAGCATGGCATATCACCATTATCAACGTCAACAGTGCAGTATAATACACCTACCGGAACACTTGTTAATGTTTCTGAGCCCTCTCCACCAGTTTGTTTAACTATATTACCATTAGAATCTATCAGTGTTCCTGATTTTATATATTTCTTACCATTAGCATCTGCACTAGCTACATTAGCAGCTAAAACTGTTCCAGTAAAAGTAACTAAGTTAGCTGGGGTAACTAATATCTCCATATCATTTTCATAAGTTATCTTTTTAAAATACATTTAAATTCCTCCTTTATTTAGCCCAGGGATCATTTTGAACTGAGCTTGTATTATTATTTTGTGTCGCTATTGAAGCACCAATTGACATTTTTGATCCATCTGGATTATTTCCACCTGGTACATAACTAGATTGTTTCATCTTTTCATCAACTAAAGATTCTAATCCTTTGGACCATTCCTCTCCGAAACTATCCAAATTAGTTTTAGTAGATTCAAAGTCCTCACCTAATAATTTTTCAACAAATTTAACAGGCAATTTTTTTTCTAAAGCGTATTTTGTAGCCTCAGAAAGTAAGTCCTTTCTAGCCATTTCAGCTTTTAATTTTTCAATCTCTTTTTTAGCTTCAGCGGCTTCCTTTTTAACTGGATCGGTAACTAAGTCAGGATACTTTTCCGAAATAAACGGTTCAAGTTCCTTTTCTAAATTATTTTCTTTCCATGTTTTTAAAGCCTTATTGTGATATTTGTCGTTTTCACTTTCAATATAAGACCTAAATTCTTTATCATTTTTAATTTTTTCCTTAAAAGCTTCTAAGGTAAGACCACTATATTGTAGTGACTTAGCTAAATCACTATCTTTTATCAATTCATCAATGTCCTTGTCATCTTCAACACTTTCAATTAACTTTAATAAATCTTTTTTTAACATATTTCCTCCTTATCCCACAAACCTCTATATGAGCCTTGTAACACAAAATATTTGAACTTAGTTAGTATTTGTATCCCCTTGTATGAATGAATTCCCCCAAGACGATTGTATATATAATAAAAAGCCTTAGTTTCCTAAGACTTTAATTAGATTATTTAAATCCTTTAACTTTCTAAAATATTTCATTTTATTTCTTAATTCATATTACTTTTTCTATTCATATATTTTCTTCTTTGTTAATATAAGCTTTTTATAAATAAAAAAGATTATATCTTATATAAAGAAGATATAATCTTTTTCTTTAATTTTCCTTATAAATTAGTTAGATTACATATATTTAATAAATCTATAACCTTTCTAAAATTAACCAAGCTGCAGGATACGTTGGCTTTAGGTTTTCAATATGTGACATTCTTACACAACTAATACGATTTTCTAAAAGCATTATATATGATTGTGTCCACCAATCCTGCGGCTTAATTCTTATATACTCAACTGCCCAAGCGACTACTGTAGCTGTAAGAGTCCACGCGTTAGAGGCATTTAAAGCTTTCATTATCTGTCCAAGAGCAGCTCCTGCCCCAAGATCAATAATAATAGATTCAAATGCACCAGGTTGAACAGCCTCATATGCTCTTTTTACATCAGATCTGTCTAAATATTTTTGTGTAATAATTTTTCCTTCTGGAAGAGCACGTGCTGGAAGAGTACGTGTACTGCCATTCATCATGTTAATTTGCTCTTGTTTAAAATCAGGATTCTTTAATTTTTCTTTATATTCAGCAACATGTTCTTTTGGTACTTGAGCAATTATAGTTTTTGCATCACTATCGGAAACAACAACATTTACAAGTGAATTTTTTGTAGAAGTACTAGCAAAAGCAGTCAATGGTACAGAAATAGATAGTAGTAGTGCCATAAATAATATAGCTACTGGTTTCATTTTAAATTTCATAAAAATCGCTCCTTAATTAGATTGTACTACATGATTATTTTACCACTAATAAATGTAAATTTTTGTATAATTTTATGTCTAATCCATTTATTAACAATTACTTAACAATTTAGGATATATATCTTAATTTTTATTAACAAAATTACCATTATAGCTACTATTAAATTTTTCTGTAACAGTATTTCCTTTTATTCTTAATATTTTCTCTTACTCCTCAACAATATAGAAACATCTACATAAAGGATGTCTTGGGGTTTCTATTTTTTTATCAAAATCAAAAACTTCATCGTGATATTGGGCACAATCATCACATAATCTACTATCTAAAGTTGCATTATATCTAACTCTTTTAACATTTACCTCTCTACAAAATTTATCAAAAGCACTATTGGAGCATCTCGATATTTCTGTATCAACTAACCTCTTTACTTCATAAGCGTTGTTGTTATATATTTCCTCAATGAGTTCTTTTATTTTATTTACGTTAATTTTACCATCTATAAAGTTTTTAATCTGTTCATTCATATATTCAGCGACTTCTTTTTCATTATTCCATACTCTTTTACTAAAATGCTTACCTTTGTAGGCAGAATCAACAATTTTTTTTATATCTCTAGCATTAGCATTATAGGAATAAAACTTATAAGTATTTTTTACAACATTATTAGTAACCTCATACAAAGCAGCAGTAGTTAGCTTTATTTGCCTTTTAGCAAAACTAGCTATTAGAGCATAAAATTTATTACTTTCTTTATTTCTATCAGCTTTTTTTATATTCATAAAGCCATCTAATATTTTATAAGTTAATAATATTAAACCTAATTCTTTTAATAATGCATCTCTATTATTTTGTTGTTCTTTATAAATTTCCTTAAATCTTTTGTCAGCTTCATCGTAAAGACTTTTAATAAATTCTAGTTCTTCATTTTTACTATAGCTCATTGTTAACATCACCCACCAGATCATTTAAATCCATTTTGGGTCGTAACATTGATTGCTCTTTAGCAACTTTTTCAGCTTCAACGACTTTATTATTTATGAAACTAAATAATCCTCTAGCGGTATCTTTAGAAATAATACCCTCCGGAACTTGTGCAAGCATTTGAGCAATGGCCAAATCATCACTAGGTATGTTAAGGGTATAAAGGGGTTTAACATCTTTATAATCATAATCTTTATTCTTTCTAAGATTTAAATACTTAAATAAAAATCTTAATCTATTTTTTACTATGTTCTTATGGGCCTTTACCTGTAGAGTACATTTATTTTCTAAGATTATTAACCTAGATCTTAGTGTTCATTTTGTTATCCATAAGGCTTTTTATCCTTATGATCTAGGAGTTTCCCCCATTATACCCTGTTAATCCAGGGTTAGTTCAGCGTACCTTTTCACCTTAATTTGAAGGTGTCGAGAACTCTTGGCAAGATTATATTCTCATTTCTGAGTTTCACTTGCTACGCGTTGCGTGTGACTAACCTTTTAAAATTAGCCTTCCACTCGGATTATCATATATAATAACATTAAAAAAAGAGTGCCAATGTTATTATACTTAGATTTCCCGTTTTCTTTCTCGATTTATTACCTCCATATTTCTATGCAGGAGCGCAACATTTTACGCCACTAAGATTACTTTGTAACTTTTCATTATGATTGATATGACAAGCAATTTGATACATTGTATCTTCATATCTGTCTAGTGTATTTTGAATAAATGTATCATTAATATTTTTAATTAACCAGGATGCATCACCACCAGGCTGAGGAAATTGAATAACTCCTAACTTTTTCATATCAGGAATTTGTTTTATATCTACTTGAGCATTTTTAAATAATAAATAAGCATTTCTAAAGTCACTTATTTCATTACCAACATCTGATAGGTTAGTTTCAAAAGCATCCTGTAAGCCTTTTATATCCTTATATAAGCTGTCGTTATATTTTTCTTGTGTAAGTTCTCCTATTGTTACAGGAACTTCACCGAAAATATTATCAGTAGCGGGTGAAACTTGATTAAACTTATTATCAAAGTGATAAATTTTATTATTAGTGTAAACATCTATATAAGATGTTGTATTATCAAACTCATTTTTAAATTCATGGATAAAAAATAAAACCTTTCCTGTAGTGTTATCTTTATAGGCATAACCCTCAGTAGGTTTTATAATTTTACTGCAAAAATCAGCGTTATCATCAATGTAATATAGTTCATAAATTTCTGTAAATATTAAAAGATATTTCATTAAATCAGTATCATGTAACTCGTTCCAGTGGGCAGTATAGTATTCAATATCATTGACTACATTTTCATTATCTGTTCTGGATTCATATCCAATATCATTACCCAAAGTGTAGGCTACTTCTTCTTTTATGAATTTCTTTATATAATTAGCATTTATTTTTAGATTAGATCTTTCAGTAACAAATAAATATTTTTTTATAGCATCAGTATCGCCCTTATAATATTGATACATTTTATTATAAATATTTTTGAATACATAATAGCTACCATAAACTTTCTTTACTAAATTTAAATGCTCTGGATTATTTAAATTTAATCCAGTTTGTTTTTTAAGTATTTTTTTCAATAAATCGGATAAGTTCACATTATCACCCCCTATAAAATAATTTTCTATCTAAAATTTTCACCATAGAAACTGTATCAAGATTTTCAATTCTAATACTAAATTCAGCTGTTATATCTGGAGCATCATCATGGACACTGAATTTTTGCCCCCTAAAATCTAATACTTGATTAGTAAATTCTTCATCTTCTTTAGCAAAAATAATTTGCCCCTTATTAATGTAAGGAATAATGGTACTTATCTTATCATCTTTATTTTTCTTCTGGTGTTCATTTATTATTTGTATATTTCTACAGCTTAGAACTGGATCAGATTTTATTTTATTTTCAATGCTAAATGCATCAGCTCCATTAAACGTGTTTTTTTCTATATAAACATGGGTTATATCAATATATTTTTTTAGCAACTCAATGGCATGATCTATATACTTATCAAAGTCGGTCCTAGCGTTAATTTTTGCAAGTTCAGCAAGCCTACAATATTTAAAGTTATTATCTGCTATTGATCCAACCAAAAAGGCACTATAGTCGTTTTGTTTTCCTCCACCAGAAGCTGGATCCATGCATAACATTGTTTTTATTAAATTATGTGTTTCAATTTCTGCCCTGGTTTCTGTTCTCACGCCTTTAAAGTATTTTTCACCAATTGCATCGACATCACCTTGGACCTCTTGTTTAAAAGAACTAGGACTTTCATAATAAGATAAAGCCATATCTAAGCAATCCCAAAATTCAGCCCATAGTAATGGGAATTTCATTTCCTCCTCGTGCTGCCAATAAAATTCTTTTGCATCTTCAAGCCTATTTTCATTTTTAAAATTAAAAAGGGTATCCTTAAAGTGTTTCCATAAACCAGTATTGAAGTAATGATCCAATCCATTAATTGAATGGCCTTCTTCATTTATGAAATCATCAATTAAGACACCCTTTTCTTTTTTAAATTTCCATGTTGGCATTTTTAGAAGTCTAGAATAGAAATCTTCTTTATGTTGGAGAGTTCCCAATGCAATAAAGGTTGTCCCCTTTTTAATTACTTCACCATTTCGTAAAACGGCCTTTTGAGATGCGTACCGAACATCTTGGCTATACCTTTTCCACTTGTTTTCCCTTGCCTGCTCCGTTCGGACATTGTCCTCTGATTGATAATCATCCAGGATAATTAAATCAGGACGGCAATTGTCATATTTACGACCACGCATGGGAGAGGCCGAGGAAATAGCTTCGATAAATGTTTTATTTGTTAACTCTAATTGAGTAGTATTACATTTATATCGCTTATCTTTATCATTAAGAATTGTCCCAAACGCCTTTTTAATATAATCATTTTCAAGAAGTGTATTTTTTATATCAGAAATAAATTTTTCTGCGGTACTTCCAATGTCACTACATATTAGAGTGTATTTTTTATGTTTATAACAATGTGACCATATAGTACCTGCAAAAGTACCAAAGACAGATTTACCAGTACCCCTTGGAAGTATTCTCCCTATTTGGTCGGCGCCATCCCCTGTTATGCTCTCTTGTATATCTTGCCATATTTCTTTATGGACTTTAGCTATAGGAGCTGCAGCATTATCATCTTTAGGTAAAAATGTATCCTGGAGAAAGTACATACAAAAGAACTGAAGATTTATTTTTCCTAATTGCCAGGCTAATCCCCTATAATTAAATAAATTATTACTATTGGCTAATATTTTTTCTTTGGCTTTTTCTTCTGGATCATCTGCCCCAGCTTTAAAAAACTCCTCTGTAAGATATTTGAAAAGCAAATACCTATTTTGTTGTTCTTCTATCATGCACTTAATCACCTGCCTTCTTACATAAAATAAGAAAGTCCTATTAAAGACTTTCTTTTAAAATATTATCTCTTATTTTTATAGCTTCATCTAATAATTTTGACGAACCTGAATATTTGCCTTTAATATATACTTCAAATCTAGGTAATTGTTTAGGTCTACTATCAACTCGTATGTACTTAGGTTTTAACTTATTATATTTTTCAAGCTCAGATGTTAACTCAACTTTTTTCATTAAATTTAAATTATTATTACTTTTCAGTGAATTTATTAATTTCTCTAGTTCATCATCCAACTTATCATCTATATACTTTTTAGCTTTATCTCGTATTTGTATAGCATATTCTAAGTCTTTAACTCCACCAATTACAATTTGTTTTTTATCTTTAGTTAATCTTATCAAATATCTTTTGGAATTTTCATCCCAATTAATATTTTTAACAGTAGATTTTTTCTTTTTATATTTTCTTATAGATAGATCATATTTTTTTAATAATCTATCTATTTTATGTCTACTCGCACCAGTGACTTTTTCCATATCATTAAAATTATCAATTCCATTATAATAAGAATCTAATATTTTATCTTCTAATTTTAGATCATCGTTATCTTTATTAATAGTAGATATATCTTTTAAACCGCTAGCTTTTAACGCACTGCGAATAGTTGCATCAGAAACTTTATATTTTTCAATTAGCTCTTTAATTGTAAGTTTATAATTAATAAAGTCTTTAACTATATTATTATTTCTCAAATCAATATCATTTAATTCTTTTATCTTTTCATTTAAATCACTTCTAACATCGACCCAGGTTTTTAAGGCTTTAACGGATGATATAGTTGAACAACCAACACCAGTCATTTTAGATAACACTTCTACTTTATCGCAGTATTTTTTATCAACTAATAATTGTTTCAATCTAGCAATCTGAACATCTGTATATTCTGACCTATCCCTTGCTTTTTCTTTAAGTTTTTCAATAATATTAAGTCTAACATCTTCATCCAATTCATATTCAAAATTATCTCCACCTGAAGTTAAATTGTATCCATTATCAAAGGTATTATATTTTTTTACATAATAAATTTCTAAATCATTTAATATATCCAATTCGTCACATATATGAATTACTTTAAATTCAAATGCACTGTCACCATATTTGTTCCATGCTCTTTGCAGATATTCATTATAATGTTTATTTAGTTGAAGTTCTCTTCTATGAGCTCTCCATCTATCTTCAAAAGAAACTCTAGTTTGACCGATATACATTTTACCCGTATTTAAATTTATTATTGAATAAATACCGAAACTCAATTATAAGCACTCCCTTTTTACTTCTATATTAAATGTTATATCATATTTGAATATAGAAGTAAATACCCCATTGGTGTTTTAAAATAATGCGGGCGAGGTTTTAACTGACTAAACAGTGATTGGATACTTGCAAATTTAGAACCACCCCCACCCAACAACTTCGCTAAATGATTCCTTAGCGAAATTATGTTATATAATATTAAACTTATCGAACCCTTGATATTACTTAACTCTACGTATATCACCATACTTATTTAACTCTTGTTCCAATGCATTAATATCTATATTATCATTATTATTCTCTTTATTATCCTCCACTACATTAGTTGGATTACCATATATTCTATTAAGTAAATACTGGTTAGCTGCTAAGCTTACACGCTTATCACTGTTATCATTGGCGAGGTTCTTAATGTTATCAATGTAAGTAGTTAAATCCTTAAGTATAATCTGATTGCCTTGGTTTGCTAGTTCACGCTTACGCTTGTCCAGCTCAGCCTTAACATTATCCTTATTCATCCAAGCATATACTGTATTCCTTGTTATGCTTAATTTCTTAGCTATATCCGTTATACTATGCCCTTCTATAAGCATAGTTATCATATCACTTTGTTGTTGTGTAATTACATTTGACATACTATACACCTCCTACACAATTACACATAAAAAAAGCACATGAAGAAATGTTTCTTTTCTCCTGTGCTTTTCTCTATATTACTATAATAACACGTTGTAAGAATAATTAGGTTATATAAATGTATTATTTTTTTATTATTTTTTTATATAAACTTTGTCATCTTTCTAATAGCTCTTCTTTTTACGTTGTCTATAGCTGCAGTAGTTAAACTCATTTTTGTACTAATTTCTTTTCTATTAAGTATAGGAGTATGAAAATACTTTAGCTCTATTACTTCCTTTTCTACCTTAGTTAATTTCTTAATTGCATTTTTCAATTTTCTCATTATTAAATTATTGGCTTCTATCATACACTCATATTTTTTTATTTTACTATCATTACTAATTATTCTATCTTCAATTTCATTTGATATTTTATTTGTTTTACCTGTTTTTTCACTTAATTCTATAGATTTTAAGTCATAGCTATTCTTTAAAGCTTCTATTTCTAACTTTAAATTTTCATTTTCTATTCTAAAATCTATGTAAAAATTTAATAGTATCTCAGTTTTATCAAATTTATTGTTTTCCATGTATTAAATCCTCCTTTAGCTTTATAATTTATTTATATTGGGACATAAAAAACACCATAAAATTCATTTCCCTCTGAATAATATGGTATTTTCTTTAAATACATATGATATTTTAAGTATATATATTTTATATAGAATATTAACTAAAGTAAATTTTGAATTATTTTAATATACGAATCTTAACACAATATATTTTTAAACAGATTTAGAACGGAATACATAGGTAATCATTAATTTCTTTTTCTAAAATAGCTTTAAAGTATTCCTTAGAACCATTAACATTGAACGTACATTTTATCTTAGACAAATACGTATTAAGTACTTCAATAATACTATTTTTTGATATATCTAATTTAGAATCAAATTTTTTTAATTTTTTAATTACATTTTCATAAATTTTTTCCTCATATTCTTTGTCCCAAAATCTAACTAAATCGATTTTTTCACTTTTATCATCACTTAATACAGGATATTCATAATCGAATAAATTATCAACTAATATCTCTGCAATTTCAAAAGTATTTGTATTTTCTTCAATACTCCAAATAAGATTTTCTCCAAATAGTTTTTCGACTATTTTATTTGAATAAAATTGTATTTGTTTTTCATTCTGAGTTTTTATAATATTCTCATACTCTCCAGAATCATCTAAAATCTTTTTTCCAATAGAATCAACCATATCGTTTATTTTTTCAGATACATTTTGTAAGTCAGAAACAGTGTTTAATATTTTATTAGCTTCATTTTTTTCTTTTAAACTAATTAAGTATTCATAAAACATACTTGACCATTGATTAATTAGATACTTTTCTATATCTTCATACTTTTCAAACGCATAAAACGCAATATTTTTAACTTCTTCTATAAACTCAAATACATGTATATCGTCTACATGAGCAAATTCAAACTTATCATTTTCGACCAATTGCCTATACAAATCCTTATTTTTAATATAGGTATAATATTCTGCTTGTACATTTTTATCAATAAAAATAAATATAGGTATTTTACTCTCATTTGCTTCTCTAAATTCTTTTCTAGTAATCGAAATATAGTTTTTTTCATAGTTGCTTATATAGTCTTGATTATTATCTTCGCTTGCAGGAGCTCCATATCTTCCTCCAATTAATAAAATCATCATATGACATTGTTTTACTTCATTATAACAAGACATATCTAAATCTTTATTTGGTTGAAAATAAACATTTCCACTTTCAAATAATACTGGTTCAAATCCATACTGAATTATAAATCTTTCAATATTATTTCTAATATACTTTAAATCATAATATGTTGAACTAATAAAAATTCTAGGCTTCATTTTACATTACCTCTTTTAAAATAAATATTTGTGCTGTTGTATCTGGTGCTACTTCTTTAATTACTTCCTTAGTTATCTTTAATTCTTCCTTTTTAGTTTTAGGATCTTGTACTAGCTCTTTAGTTACTTCTTTATATTTGTAGCTCAATGCCCTTTTTAAGAGTGCATTTTCAACTTCAAAGTCTTATTACTTCCTTTCCCTTTTTTAAGGCTGCTGAAAGTGCTGAATGTTTCTTTTTATATTCTCTAAATGTTGAATATGCTATTCCTAGATTCTTTGCTATTTGTTTATCAGTGAGCCCCTTTCTTGCCAACCCTTCAACTAATATAAGTTTATCTTTAACTTGAGTTTCGTATTTTGATTTTATCATGAGCTCACCTTTTTTTTCCATGCTTCACTATTATTTATCTTTTAAAATCATACACATTATTGGATTTCCTATTGAATTAATCATACAATGAGTGCCCTCTAATAGAGTTAGAATATATGTAATAATACCTATTGTATCCTTTTTATCTAAATTTACATTAAATTTAACATATGCTTTATAGGATATCCAAGATAAAAATAAATAGAATACTCCCTTTGTAAAGTTAATCCATATATCTGGTTCAGATATACTTTGATATTTTAATCTATCTTTATTTTTTATAGTTAGGCACACATATATAATTATAATAGTTAATGATAGTATTCTCCCTATCTCTAGTGCATAATTTACCAATGTTGTCATATCGATTCTCCCCTTTCCACATATACTTATTTCTACATTTTAGGAGGTTTTCCTTCTTTTTATAACATTTATATTTACGAAATAAAAAAGAGCTCTTATGAGCTCTTTATGTTAGTTATTAATGTGTTTTCTCCTAACTATCCTACCTTGATTTGTATCCTCTATAATATCATTTATTACATTCAAACAAATTCTACACAAAAATAATTCTTTACTATCCTTATCACTAAAAATATATATAATTCCAAGTAAAATAACTCCTGAGAAAACCATTGCTACAACCATAATTATATAGACATTAACTTTTGCAACACCTAAAGCTGATATAACCCCATTAAAAAGTATAGATAATGAAAATATTATTAAAGCAATAACATTATTTAATATTCCATTATTATAGTTGTCAATTTTACTTTGTAATCTAACTCTTTCAGATAAAGCATTTATTTCATTTTTCTTTATCTTTTTTTTATAATCTTTTTTTATCTTTTTATATAAACAGTTATAATAATCATATTCGCTGTTATTATTTATGTGATCTCTAAACTCATTGAAACACAAGCTACAACGGCATTTTACCTTTCTACTAATAAATATCACCTCTTTTGTTTAATTCAATCCAAAAGAAATATTTTTCTAAAAATAAAAAACTGTTAAAAGTTAACCAAATAATTTTTATATGTATACGCAACCTAATAGTTTTTACTTCCTTATCTTTATATTTGTTTAATCAATTTTAAAATTTAAGTTGCTCATCAATATTCTGTTTTACTTCTATAACTTCTTTTATTGTAAATATTTCTTTGACCTTTTCATTAATTTCATCTAAATAAGTTTCTACCTGTAATCTTACCAAAATAGTTGTTTTTGCACTTACTACTATATCTCCTAAATGTACTTTATTGATAAACTCCGTATCCTCTATTGCGGATTTTATAATTTTATTTTTCAAGGGATATGTAAATTCCCATTGAGAATTTCCTGTTAAATCTGGTTTTTTAATTGAAAGTTCTACTTTTGTTTCATTCTTTATTATCCTGTAATCCTCTATTTTATCCAATACAATCTCTTTTTTCATATTATCAAACTCGTCATTATTAATTAAAACCTTACTTTTATTCTCTTGTTTTATAGCAAAAGATTCTCTATCAAGTCCAGTAAATATTTTAGATAATATTTTATCACTTTTTTCACTGTAAAGATTATATGTTGGTAGATTTACTTCTATTTTTTCACAATTTAAATTTTCTATATTTACACATCCATCCTTACTAGTAACACTTTTAGGCTTTGCTCCCTTTAGGTGTTTTTTTATATTTAATATTCCGCATACTGAATCAATACAAGTCTTAGCTAAATCAATATTGCTAGGTGTAATTAATGTTGGAAGAAAGCCTGCTAATGCCATTAGTTGTACTTCAAAACTTCCCTTTCTAGTACCTTTTACATTTATCTTTATATAAGCATCTTTTTCTTTTTCATTAACAGCATAATTTATTAATTCTAGAGTATATTCAAGGGTTCTTATCAGAGATTCTGCTTCTATTTCATTGCTTCCTCCAAAACATATACTAAAATTAGATTCACTCTTATTATTAATTTGCAACAT